GATGTGGTAGGCAGCCGCCCCCTGTGCCCGGTAGAACCGGCCGCGAATGTCGATGCGCCCACTCGGCCCGCTGCTGATCCCAGGCACCGCGAGACGACGGCGCGCCGATGACCCGCTGACCAGCTTAAGCGCCTGCCCGTTGCTCGCGCCGACATCCGCGACGATCTCCCAATCGCTGATCGACCCGTCGCAGACATCGGTGAGCAGCGAGGGCGGCTGCCCAAGCGTCTCGCTGGCCGCCGTCCACTGGAACTTCGCCACGGCTTACTTCTTCGCCGCCTCGATCGCCGCCTTCAGCTCGGCGCGTGCCGCGTCGTCGTCGGCCATCAGCGGCTCCAGCGTCACGGCGTCCTGCCCCTGCGCTTCGGCCTGGTCACACGCCGCAAGCAGCGCCTGCGCGAATGCGCGTGCGTCCTGAACCTTCATCGCGCCACCTCCACGAGTTTCTGCGCACGCGCGATGTGCTCGCGCGCCTGAGCGACGTTGGCCTGGCCACCGCCGCCCGCGACCGCCTCGTCGAGCAGCCGCCGGGCCGCGTCCGCCTCCACCTGCACCTGCTCGGCCGTCTCGACCGTGATGCGCCCTTGCGTGAGCAGACGCGCGGCGATGCGCCGGGTCGTGGCGAGCCGCGTGTAGTCGGGCGCCACCTGCCACTCGAATGACCCGAGAGGCGCCAGCGTGCCGACGACGATGACGCCGGAGTCGCGCTCGGGGGCCGATACCAGCGGCGTGGTCTGCGCGCAGGCAGACAGCAGCGCGAGGGCTGCGACAAGGATCAACGATCGCATGGCCGCCTCACTGGATCGTAAAGGTCATGGCGCCGATGGCGAAGCTCGGGGCCGCGTCGCCGCTCGAGACGTTCTTGCCGCTGCTCAGCGCCGCGCAGAAGAGAATGTTTCCGGCAGTCGGTGCGTCGGATGCGAAGAACCAGCCGACCTGATTGCCGCCGGAGTGCCAGTCGGCAGTCGGCGCGCCAAACGTCACCGCGACGTTGTTGCTCGTTTGCCCGCCGGTGCCCGTGCTCGCAGTGGTCGACCCTGCCGACTGCGTGCCGGCCCAGTTCGTCATGTTCGACGTGACACCCACGCGCGCGTAGCCGGTGCCGCTCGTCGATACCTCGGTTCCGGTGGACGAGTCGCTGCACGCGGTCGTCGACAGGCCGAAGTAGATCGTCGTCGGCGGCGTGTAGGCCTGTCCGCGCAGGAGGAAGTCGATCGCCTTGTTCTCCCAGTAGTCGGACATGGCCTGCGCCTGCACACCGGCAGGCAACAGGACAGCGAATGCGAGCGCGAGGCTCGCGAGGATGCGGAAAGGACTCTTCATTCGGAGGTCTCCGTTGCGGGTTAATCGGAAGAGGAAGTGGACGGCCTCTTCGAAGCCGAATTCTTGAAGAACGGGAGCAACTCGAGCAGCCCTCGCTCGCGCAGCATCTTCACGTCCTGCGCGAGTTCGTCGTAGACCTGCTCGGGCTTATAGCCACGCCGACGCAGCTTCTCGCTGATGCTTGAAAGGCCCCCGCTGATCTCGTCCAGATCAGCCTTCACGTCCTGCTCCGGGTTGACGTAGTCCCACTTCGGCGTCGAGTAGTCGATCGTGTAGCTCGCCTTGCGCACCTTGCCTGCGAGCTCGCACGTGTCCGCGAACTCGCGGCACATCCGATCGACAAGCTTCGGAATGAGCACCAGCCACTGCGTCATCTCGGCCTCCCGACGGAAGTCGAGCATGCGCACACGCGCGCTCGAAAAGTTCACCTCGCGCACGTCGCCGGTCATCATTTCGTAGGTGACACCCCATCCGGCGGCGATGAGGTGCAGCTGGTACTTCACGTAGTCGACGTACCCGGGCGCCGCCTTCGGCTCAACCGCAGTCAGGTTTACCCCGTCCGGTACCGCCGTAATGCCACCCGACGGCAGCACTCCGAGCTCGCCCGTGCTCCTGGCCTCGGTCGGTCCGATGGAGGCCGGTTCGTTGGCCATCATCTGCACGTCGCCGCTGGCGAGCACGCCCAAACGCGTCTCGAGATTCTTGCGCTGCAGCTCGGCATCCTCGTAGAGCTGCAGATCGCGCACTCGAGCAATCACAGGCGCCGCCCGCGGGAATCCGCGACCCTGCCCGGGCCGCTCTGGCGTGTATAGGTGGATGATGCGACTAGCGGGCACCGGGTGACTCGCGGCCCGCCGAAAGCTCACGACTGTCTGTTCACCCGGGTGCTCGTTGAAAAGCCAGTAGTTGACGACGCGCCCAATCGGGTCGTACTCGATCCCGTTGATGATCCTGTTCGAGCCATTCGTACGCGTGAGCGCCGAATCGAGCCAATCGATCTCGAGCAGTTGGAACTGGATCGGCACCGGGAGCCCGTCCTCGATACGGCGCGGGCGGATGCGCACGAGCACCTCGCCGTCCTGTTCCATGGCACGGTAAGCCGCCGCCTGCAGGCCGTAGACGTCGAGTCGGCCGTCGGCATCCGCGGCCGGCGCCCACTCCTCCCATAGCCGGTCAAACACCTCGGCGTCCTTGCCCATCCACCGCGGCGTGATCCCGGTGCCGACGACGTTCGCCACGAGTGAGCGCAAGCCCTGCGCCATATACGGCACGTTCTGGAACAGCGACCTCGATCGCACTCGCAGGGTCGTCGCGTCCATCGCATGGTCGGTGTTCGCCGATGCCCCTGGCCGCTTCGGATTCCAGCCGTCCTTCTTGCTCGCCCCTTCGTAGGCACGCTGCAGCAATATCCGCGAGCGAACGCGGCGCAGGCCCTCGTGCGGATTGAAGAAACCGACGATCCGATCGATCGGGTTCGCCATCAGTCGCCGCGCAGGGTCTGAAACGTGTATCGAAAGCTAGCGCGGCGAGGTGACGCGGAGGTCGCGCTGATCTGATTGGCGATCCTATCCCGGGCCTTCAGCAGCTCGGTCATCGATCGATAGGTGACACTGCGCCCGTTGTGCGTAACCGAGAGCTCGCCACTGGCGATCGCCCGGTCGATCGAGTCGAGGTCATCCTTGGTGAAAGCCATTGCTCAGTCCGTGATCGTCTCGGCCGCGCGCTCGCGGACGCGCTTCGACGCTACCGGCTGGGCAGTCTCATTTCTCGGAAAGCTGAGACGATTTTCCGGTCGAGGCAGCCGCGGCTGCTTGAGCACGCGGTACACGGATGCACGGCTGATCCCTAGGCGCCTCGCGACCTCCCGCGCGTTCCGACCGTTGAATAGCGCGAGGATCTGCTGCGCCTGGCGGTGGCGATCAACCGCGCTGCGGACCTTGATGTAGGTCTCGATCCCGCTGAACTCGGCTCGCACCGCCGCCTTGAGCTCTTCCATGCGTGCCCCGGCGAGCTCCGGATACTCGCCGCTCAGGTACTCGAAGATTCGGTCGACGAGGTCGGCGTCGATGGCCGACTTCTTGGATTGAAAGCGAGGCTTCTGCGACATGGATCACCAGTCCCGAGGAAAGGAAGAGACAGCAGACGGCGCAGGGCTGCGCGCTAGCGGTAGGGGAATCGAAGAGGACGCCGGCGCGATCACCGCAACCTCCGCCGGCGCCGCGAGGAGATCCGCCTGCCGCGGCGCGACCATCTGCTCGAGGCGGTCCCACTGCGCAGCGCGATACTTGTGCAGGTCGATCGCGTGCGCCGCCCACAGGCAGTAGACGAGCAGGTCCCAGGCCTCGTTGCGCGCCGAGCTCGATACCTTGACCCAGCGCCACACGTCGCCCTGTGCGGTGCGCTGGCGCACGCGCTGCTCAGCGGTCAGCTGCTCCCAGTAGTCGTCGGGCAGCCCCTTCGGCAGGTGGACGTACCCGGGCCCGGCCTGCGCCAGCTTCAACCGGGCGGCGAGCAGATCCTTCGCCACGTGCACACCGACGAACCACAGTCGCACGCCGTGCTTCAGCACGCGGCCGCGCAGGTTCACGTCCATCAACTTCGCGCGGCCCTTGATCGGCGTCTTCACGTCGCGATCGCCCTTGATGGCGAAGACACGCTGGTGCTCACGTGTGCGGCAGTAGGCGTAGACCTGGTGCGTGTGATGACCGCCCGAGTCGATCGCGCAGGCCTCGATGCGCAGCTGCTGCCCACTCGCGTGCGTAATCGTGCGCGCTCGAATCTCGTCCAGGCGCTCCCACACGCTGCCCGGCCCTTCCTGTCCGGGGTCGCCGTAGATCTTGTCGTAGTCGACGAGCCATGACTCCTCGCCACGGCCCCAGGCGACGATCGCGTACTCGAGGCGATCATGCTGCACGTCGACCGACATCGTGAGCACCAGGCCGCCGGCGGGCACCTTCAGCAGCTCGTACTCCTCAGCGCGATCCTTGATGCGCTCGTGGTCGAGCTTCTCGCCCTTGCGCTTGTACGAGCGCGCGAGACGCGTGTTCTCGAATACCTTCAGCTCGCTGTCGTCGCCGGAGCGCGCGAGCTCCTCGGCCGCGACCCGCTCGCGAGCGAGGTCCAGCCACGACGCCCAGCCCGGCGGCATGTAGAGCGCCGAGATCTGGAAGCCCTCGGTCAGCCCGTCGCCGGCGGCCTGCGCGCGCCACTCGCCGGCGGCGAGCATCGATTCCTTCTCGGCCTCGTCGACTTCCGCGCCGCAGGCCTGGCAGACCATCCACGCGCGAGAGAGGTCCTCGGCCCAGCGCACGTTCTCCCACTCGAGCGTGTGCATCTCGGCGCAGTGCGGGCAGGGCACGAAGTAGCGCCGTCGCGTCGACTTCGCATAGAGCGACTCGATGCGGCTGTCGCCCTCCTCGGTCGGCGAGCTCGTGAAGTACGCCTTGCTCGAGTGCGCGAAGGTCGTCAGGCGCTTGAGCGCAAGCTCGACCGGATCGCCCTCGGAGCCGACGTCCGATTCCCAGCGGTCGATCTCGTCGCCGTACAGGTACCGAGCCGAGATCTCCGAAAGGTTTGGCGCCGAACCGGCGGTCGTGATGTACATCGTCCCGCCGTCGAAATCCTTCGTGTCGATCGTGTTCGAGGAGTCGCGGCTCCGCGGCTTCGCCACGCGCTGCGCGAGCACCGGCACGGCCTCGATCGCCTTGCTGATGCGCGCGCTCGCGCGCTTGGCCAGCCCGAGCGACGGCAGCAGCACGAGGAGATTCGCCGGCGCCTGGTGGATGCACGAGC